TTGTGTGTGTATGTTAAATTCTTTTGTAACCGAACGGTCCGGTAACGACCTGGCGCCTATCAAGTTCCCTGATACGACGTTCAAGATCAATGTGGTCAACAGAACGAGACAGATATTCTTCGTCCCAGTTGCGTTGGGTGTATGTGAAAAGTTTTTTGATGTAAGTAAGGAATCGCATTTAAGCCACCTCCCTACGATAGTTTGGTCCGTTCAATTCAGAATGGTTTGGTGCTCTGCCGTTATGGTCTAACATAAAGCGATAAGCAAACTGCCAATCTTTTTTGTATTCGGTTTTGGCCCAAGTCAAAAGATCATTGCGGTGTCGAGTAGACATACCGCTATTCATCCATGACATCAGACCACTTACTAAGTGTGTCATTTGTTTCTCCTAAGATGTATGGATGCTTAAGGAAAGCAATACCCCGGTCTTTTCCGGCGTCAATGGTCTTTGCCACTGTCAATCACTTGTAACGCATGGATAATGCGCCAGTCTTTCCTGGTGTCTGTGTGTGTTGTAGTTACAAGTACTACTGGAACGTAGTAACATTGCATTGCAACATACGTATTTATATATTAGTATATAATAATACAATCTATTTGAAGTAAAATCAACTATTTTTTGTGCAAGGCTGTGTTGCTATTTTTGCATAACTGTGTCAACTAAAAGTTGGCAATCACTTAAATAGTATACATGAAGCGTAAGCGATTGACTCCCTGGCAGAGGTGGAAAAAGAAAGCACCTAAAGTTCCTGATATAACCTGTCCGGACATTGACAAGATAATCACTAAATTAGAAAAGCACGTTGACTACGTTACATATACCAAAGGCAATCACAAGTCCATAGTACGCATACTTGAAAAACTACGTTCAGCAAACGAACGCCTGCGTGAAAGTGGTGAGTATTGGTACAGCATTGCCAAGGACAACCTTAAGTAATAAAACTGTAAAAACCAGAATAGGCCCTTCGGGTCCTATTCTCTTGATTAAGTATTAGTATCAAATATCAAAGGTACAATAATGAAAATTACAATCGCAGGTTACGGGTTTGTAGGCCAAGCACACTACGAACTTATTAAAGATCACTATGACGTAACCATTTATGATCCTGCCAAAGGTTATCTCGACTTTGGCAATCCAGATGCAGTTATAGTTTGTGTCAGTACACCATCAAGAAATGATGGCAGTTGTGAAATGACTAATGTGTTTGATGTAATTGATATGTGTTCTACTACTATTCCTATCCTTATTAAAAGTACAATTAGTTTAGAAGGTTGGGATACATTGATGTATACCTTTCCTACACATAACATTTCTTTTAGTCCTGAGTTTTTAAGAGCCTCAAGTGCAGTAGAAGATTTAAAAAATGCTAAAGAAATATTAATCGGCGGCAGTGATCCTGACACTTGGAAATGGATATTACAAAAGCCTATTGCTATTGCTGATCCAAAAGCATTAATACTTGCCAAGTATTTTAGAAATAGTTTTCTTGCTACAAAAGTTGCATTCTTTAATCAAGTATATGATTTGTGTAAAGAAACAAAAGTAGACTTTGAACAAGTAAGACTGGCAGTTACAGCAGACGATAGGATTAATGAAAGTCATAGCATTGTAACAGAACAAAGAGGCTTTGGTGGACATTGTTTTCCTAAAGACACAAGTGCAATAGTAAAGACAGCAGAACGTGATAACGTGAACTTATCAATTATCAAAGAAGCAATTAGATATAATTCAACGTTGCTATGATTGACTGTTTTCTTTTCCTGAAGCGTACATTGTAAGATAGTTTACATAGTTGTCCATTGAATGATCTGAAAAGTTATCAATCTTTCCTTTTTTAATTCCCATCCACATACCACGTAAGCGATCCTTTACTCTTTGCCAACCAGTAGGTTTTCTATAGTTGCCATACGCATTTAGATAGTGTTCTGTACCATGATGTCGAAAACCCATAATTGTAAATGGAACACGACACACAACATCATTATTGTTTACCCAACGATGGTGTGTAACATTAAGGCTCCTTACATATGCAGGCCATCCAACTCTTGGTGACCCAAATGTGTAAAGTTCCTCTACTGGTGCAACATCAGGATATAAATGACAACGACTTGCCATAATAGTTGCCATTGCCGCTCCTAAACTGTGTCCACAAAACCAAATTTTCTTATTGTCATTTGCTTTGCGTTTTAGATCTTCTCTAACCTGTGGCCAAAGTTCGTCAACTTCTTTTTTGAATCCTGCGTGTACTCTTGAAACAGTTTCAGCAATAACTGGTAAAGCATTTGCATCTGCTTTGATGTCGTTGTATTCTGTAGGTTCAGTTCCTCTACAAGCAATTACAAGATCTTGCTTGTTCATAAAGCGATATGCTTGGGCACCGTCTATGTTATAAAATTCTACAGTTGTAAAGCCTAAGTTTTTAACGTGTTTTCCCGCATCTTCAGGCTTTAAGTATGCGATTTGTGCTAATTTAGCGAATAAAAGACTTCGCTCACTAAATGATAAATCATTGATTGACATTGTTGCCCTCCTTCTTTATAATATTTATTTGTAAAAGCCATAAATAGTAGTAAGGAAACTGTACTATGAAAAAACGAACCAGATCAATACTCGAAGAATTAAACAATCTTCATCGTGACAGGGATAATGACTCCTTTATTGCTACCACTGGCGCTAACATCATTGAAAGTGCTATTAACCTACTTAATAGGATTAATGACACATACGGTGGTGAAGATGCATTAGATCTTGAACGAAGATTTATTAACAGTATAAGAACAGGCGACCCTAAGAAGTTCAGAAGAGGTGTCCAAAAAGTACAAGAAAGCAAGAAGGGTAAGTAATGATTCTCAAAGAAGGTGGAAATGTTTTTAAAAACGAAGACGGAACACCCGTCACTCAACGCATCAATCAAGCAGATGTTGATCCCACATTACAATGGGCAGAAAAGATTGTTGGCTTTAACTTAACAGATCACAAGTTAGGATCAACAGGTATTCGTAGCACAAGTGGTGACATGGACATTGCTGTTGACAAAGACAACGTTTCTAAAGACGAACTTGTTGCAAAATTACAAGGTTGGGCAAAACAAAACCACCCAGATGATAATCCAAGACAGTGGGTAGCCAAGTCAGGTATTAACGTACACTTCAAGACACCTATTAGAGGTGATGAGAAGAATGGCTTTGCACAATTAGATCTTATGTTTGGCGAGCCTGAGTTTATGAAGTTCGCTATGAAAGGTTCAGGAGATGATACTCCTTACAAAGGAATGCACAGAGCAGTCCTTATTTCAAGTATTGCTAAGTTCCATGGATATAAATTTAATAGTCAAACAGGACTCGTAGATAGAATTACAAATAAAACAATTTCAAAGAACCCAGATGAGATCGCACAGTATCTATTAGGTGATACTGCAAAAGGTAACGACTTAGATAGTGTTGAAACTATTGTTGCTAAAATTAAGAGCGATCCAAACTACAAAGCAATGGTAGACGATGCTATGAAGTACTTTGAAAAAGATGGATTGAAGTTACCAGAGGCAGTTGAATATCAAGGACGTGAATGGTTTAGAAATACATTGGACAAGTTAAATGAGATATAAAGATATCAAAGAAGCACCGCAGAAATATGCTGACCAAACAACTACTCAGCAGATAACAGACCCTGGAGAAAAAGAACCAGGTATGTTTGCTAAAGCCAAGGCGGCTTTCAAGAAGGGTAGAGAAGTTGGCAAGTTAGGTGCTGGTAACAAAGCCGGTGGCGACCTTGGATCAATTATTAGATCCGTTGGTAAAACAGCAGGCGAGATTAAAGGTGCTATGGCAGGAAATAAGCCTAAGCCAGGAACAAAGTTTCAAAAGAAAGACGATGGAGAATTAACTGGACAAGGAACACAGAAGCGAGGAGTGCTTTCAAGTGATCCTATTATGTCTCCAAGAGAATTAAAAGACGGGTCTGCCTTTACTGATGAGAAAGGTATTACATGGACCTACAACGCAATGAGCAAAGGTTGGGTTTCAAACAGCAAAACATATCCTAAGCCGCTCAATGCAAAACAAGGTATAGAAATTTTCAACAAAGCACAAACAAGAACAAAAGTTGAATCAGTAATCAAAGAAGGTGCTGAAGCACGTATCCAACACGCAGAAGATTTAGTTTTCTTTCAAGGTAGTGCAGGTGCAAAACGTGCCTTACAACAATTGAAGGAGTTAGCAGGTGGTGGACAAGGAAAAGTTACTATTAAATGGGACGGCTCTCCCGCAGTCATTTTTGGTCGCGATGAAGATGGAAAGTTTATGCTTACCGACAAGGGCGGATTCGGAGCAAAAGGATACGATGGAAAAAACAAAAGTCCTGAAGCAGTAGAAAAAATGTTCCTTGCAAGACCAGGCGCACAGAAAAATCCAGAAGGATTTAAAGCACTGGCGGCTAATATGAAAAAGGCTTACTCTGTAATGGAGAAAGCAACCCCAGAGAATTTTAGAGGATACTTCAAAGGAGATATGCTCTATTTTAATACACCTAACAAAGAACAAGATGTTTATATGTTCAAGCCACAGATTGTACAGTATATGGTTAAGGCTGATAGCAAGATTGGCAAGAGGATAGGACAAAGTTCAGTTGGTGTAGTTATACACAAGGTGGTTGATGAAGATGGTACAGAGTCGCCGTTGAAACAGTTTGATATGTTCCAAGGCAATGACCTATTTGTTATTCCGCCTGTTACAGTTTCCGAAGCCCCTAAGGTTGACGAAAGTTCGGTAAAGAAGTTAGAGGCTCTTGTCACTAAAAATGCAAATTCTATTGACAGTTTCCTTGACAGAAATAAACTTGCACAGATGAAAGTCTCTGACTTCGCCGACATTCTTTACAGTTACACAAATAGTAAAGTAGATACAGGATTAGATAATCTTGGTCGTGACTTTCTTAAATGGTTAGGTAACAGCAAGGTAAGTAGAAACAAACAAGAAAAGATTATACAATACGTAAAAGAAAACATCAATACCTTTAGTGCTATGTGGGACGTAGTGAATGGTATTATGAAAGTTAAAGACAATATTATTGGACAACTTGATTCACAAGACAGTGATGTAGTTGCATCAATTAATGGCCAACCCGGCGGTGAAGGATATGTGCTGTCTGATCCAACTGGGGATATGAAACTTGTTAATCGCAGAGGATTTACTGCGGCTAACAGAGCACAAATGAGATAGGAGCAAACTATGAAACTAAAAGAAATGTTAGATGACGTGAAGATGCACGAAATCGACGATGATATGAGAGACTTAGGTCTTGGTGGTCCAGATGCCGCTGATGACGACAATGCAGGACTTGATCCTGATTTTAAACAAACACCGATGATTACACAAGTAGGTAAGGTTCTTGATTCAAGAGGTAACCCTAATCCAATTAAAACTGTGACTACTGATGATGGTAAAGAACATAAAATTTTACCACAACAAGCAAGTGTAATTAAAATGTTATTAACAACAGACAAAGTTAAGCCTGATGTTAAACGTGCATTTACAAAAGATGTACAACAAGCAGACACATTAGGAATGTTACTACAAGCACCTAACCAAGACGAAATGGTTAGAGTGTTCTTGAAAAAGTACAATCCTGAATCAGTAGAGAAGAGCGCCTACGCATAATGGAATTTTTGGCAGAACTTCATGAAGCGAGAATGACTCGCGATAGCAACAATCAAAAGGTTTTAACCTATACAGATTGTTGTGAGCGATTATATCTGATTATGCTTTCGTTAGAACTGCTTAGAAGATATCCACAGTTTGCTCCTCTGGCGCATGGGTATGCCAAAAAGACCACAGACCGAGATAGTTACAAACATTTTAGAATGTATGCAACTGACTTGTACAACTTTGCACACTTTGTTACAGGTGATGAAGATACACTTAGTAAACTCAAAGACCCAACAGGTGCAATGGCTGTTCGTAAACGCACAACACTTCCAACAATGGCTTTTAACAGATACTTGATGGGGTTAGCCTCTGGTCGTGCTTCAACTATGAATGACCAACAAGTGTTTATTAATATTGAATCAGCACTGCATATTACTAATCAAGATTACAAAGATGTTAGAAGAAATATTTTTAACTTACAGAGATTAGCAACAGCAGATAAGAAAAAAATTGTAACACGTTTGTTGTTTGCTGTTAGAGCAAAACTTCGTTCAAGTGATATTATTCAATACGTAGAAGAACTTGCTTCTGTAAAAGATCTTGAAACTGCGAGAATAAGTGATCCAGAACCAACAGTAAGTGTTCCTGATATTAGTGTACAAGGTAGAGACCTTGCACTATATAGATATCTTGTAGGCACAGATAATATTATGCTTACAAAGAAATTTATTGAGTTGGCTAAACAAGGTAAACCTATTGCACCACAGTTTGTACAAGCCTACTTGCCAGCAATTAAAATGCTCGATAACATCGTAAAAGGCGGTCCTGCCTTTGTTAGTATGCTCAGAACGCTCGAAAAACGTGCAAAACAACAGCATAAGAAGTAATATTTCCAAAATCGACTAAATAATTATAACAACAAGTGTAGAGTAACACTTAGTTGCCATTTAGAGAGAGAAGTATTCTCAACTTAACATAGGAGAAATAAAATGGCTGGAATCACAGATGTAAACGGACAAGTACGTGACGGTAACGGATTAGGTCCAAAAACAACAGTAATCAATATCGCAAAGACTAACATCACAAAAGCAGAGATGCAAACAATGGTTGATGCATTAGGCTCAGCAGGTCACACTGTTGCTGGTATCAAAGGCTTTTTAGCAAATGAAACAGCAGACAACGTTCAAGTTGTTCTACAAGGTGGCGTTGATTACGTAGCAGACGCTTCAGACGCTTTAGGCGTAACTGGTGCGGCTACAACAATCTTAGCAGGTCCTTTCGATCAGAACCCTGCTTAATTAGTTTAAGTAACTAAGCAACACTAAAGGGCTCAGTTTTTACTGGGCCCTTTTTTTATGACCGGTAAATAGGTATATGAAAATTATAGTCAAAACACTTTTAGACATTACCGAAACAAAGAAGCACAAACATAATTGCACAGAAAAAATGGCTGTTAATCAACAGGCTAACTTTATGAGTTTCTTTAACTGTTTGAGTATGCGGTTTAATCCATACTATGAGGTAGGTCCTGTAGTTACAGAAGAAGACGTAACCGGGTTAGGTTTTGGCAGTGCATACGAAGGCAAACACAATGTATGGACATTTGAGTTTAATTTAGAAACAGCAGTAGCAGGTGTAGACCATACTACTTTGATAGATGATTTTGATTTGATTCCTATGATTTCTATGCTTTCAGAAACTATCAAGATAAATAATAATGTGTTCAAAACAAAGGATAAGAAAGCACGTAACATAGTGTTTATATTACCAGATAATGAACAGCAATAATAGAATAAATATTATTTGAATACAGGCAACTTTACATCACAATTAGGCATCCATAAATCACAGTTAGGCCAACTCAGAGTTTACTAATTTGCCCTTGAGCAGGGTACATGGAGAGATAAAGATGGCAAAAGCCACAAATTTAGAAAAAGAAAATTTAGAAGCACACGTTGACTTATGTGCCCAAAGGTACGAAGTCTTAGAAGGTCGCCTCACTAAAATTGAACAAAAAGTAGAACACATCCACGAAGATATTGTTCACGGCAACAAGTCAATGATCAAAGTTATCGTTGGTGCATCAGGCACAATCGTTGCTGGTTTACTATCAACAATTATCGTAATTCTTATCAACTTCAATTAAGCAAAATAAACACTAAATACAAGTGTTATGCAAATAGTTGAAATAATCGCACCACTATCCGAAAAACAAATTTGGGCCAGAAGTGGCAAAAAAGTAGTTCGTAAGTATCGTTGCACAGCAGGTCAACGCAAAGGTCGTATCGTATCTAAGATAGGACAATGCTTTGCGGCACCTAATATCAAAGCAAAGATACGAATGAAGAAAACACGAGCAAGACTTGGCGCGAGAATGGCACGTAAAGCAAGAAGAACTAAAAGAGTAAATCCTGCGAGTATTAGAGTACAGAAGTTAAATAAACCAGCAGGAAAAAGAACGGTATTAAAGACAAGACGATGAGAGTAGCAGAACTATTAACTGAAGGTGCATTACAGATAATGGGGCGTAAAGGAAACAAACTCGTCCGTAAGTATAGATGCACAGCAGGTTCACGTAAAGGCAGAATTGTTGCTGACCCTGCAACTTGTAATAAACCTAAAAGAGTTAAGAGTTCGATTAACATTAAGAAAGCAAAGGCAAGAAGAGGCAGTGCAATGAAAGTTGCATCTGCAAGAACAAAGAGAGCAAGAGGTACAACACAACGCCTAACAAGAATTAACAAGTCAGGCAGACGTAACCTCAAAAACATTAAACCGAAGACACGTAGTAGAAAGAGGAAACGTTAATGAGATATAATGATTTTCATATTAATGAACAAGACTTAAGACTTAAAATTAAAGAACGTTATCCTCATCTTTCTGAAGAACAGTTAGATGAAATACTTCCGGCTCTCGGTGCAGTGGCAGGCAAGATCGGCGCAGGTGCGGCTAAGTTAGGCGCAAAAGCCGTTGGTGCTGGAGTTAAAGCCGCTGGTAGAGTAGGTGCACAAATGGGTAAAGCCGTTGCCAAAGGTGCGGCAAACATGGCCAAAGGTGCAGTTAAAGGCGCAGGTCAAATGGCCAAAGGTGCGGCCAACCAAGCAATGGCTAAGGTTGCTAATAAAGCAGTCGGCCAAATGGCACAACAAATATTGAAACCTGGAGCAACACTTCCAATGCCAGATCAACAAGGCAAAGAGCAAGAGTTCGAAATTGATAATGTTAAGGGTACAGAGATTACATTAAAGAACCCTAAACCAAAACCAGGCGAGCCAATCAAAACAGTTCATGATAAAAAAGATTTAGAACCTATCATCAAACAGATAGCAACAGGTATGTAAATGAAGATTAATGAACTAATTTCCAAATTCACTATTGCGTTAAGCAACGAAGAAGCAAAAGTACTTGAAGGTATGGGTGACAAGATAGCACCCTTCCATTCTTATACTCCAAGAGAGCAATTCGTTATTGAGAACCTAATACGCAAGGCGTTAGTAAGTAAAGTAGTGAAAAATGGAAGTGTTTTGGTAATGGCTAATGAAGAATACAGATCCTGAATTAATTAAAATACTCGAAGAGATTATGGACGCTGAACTTGATCAGAGTCCTATTCCTGTGGTTAAAGGAAACAGTATCCGTATAAAAAATGCTATTGTAAGAAAAAACAAGCACGGGTTTCACGTGTTTGACTTAGCCGAAAAAGAACATATAGGCTACTCACATAGCAAAACTACAGCGTTGGCTATGGCTCATTGCGTAGCAACTAAACAGACAGAATCACTAAATAACATTAAGCGGTTGGACAACAAACTAAGCAAGTTCTATAATGATGCTATATTTTACAAGTATACTGTAGAACATACAAGCGATAGCATTAAAAAAGACGCCGCTTTGATGCGTTTTGAGATTGCTATAGAGGATTGTTGGTCCATAAAAGAACAAATTGAAAACTACATATTTGATAAATAAATATAGTTAAAGGAACAGTATAATGAAAGTTAGCCAATTTACAAAACCAATTACAGCAAAGTCGCTGAATGAGAGCCTTGAACAAAGATTTGGCTCATCAATTAATGTTGATGCATTCACTACAGAGCAATTACAAGATGCACGTAACAAGTTAAGAACTAAAATTGCGGATATCGAAACTAACGAATCATTTGACGCTGTGAACAGCGATGAATATCAAAAAAATAATATGTTCCTAAAAGTAATTAATAAGGCTATCGAAGAAAGAGCAAACATTGTAGAGGCAGACGTTGATACAGACGAAGCAATCAACGAAGGCGCAGAAGAAGCGGCAACATTGGTTATGGCCGCAAAAGATATGGTTGATAGAATTACAGGCTGGATGGAAGACACAGCAGAAATGCAAACAGAATCAATGCTTGAAATAGGCGACAAGATTCGTGACGAAATGGGCAGTGAACAATCAGAACAATTTATCGGAACAGTTAAACCAGCACTTGAAACACTTTTCACAACATTAGAACAAACACGCGACGCACTAACAGGTGGCGTAGCCATCTTAACAGGCGAAGGCGCTCCCGAAACTATGGGTGACGAAGTTCCTGCAGAAGAGCCAGAAATGGAACCAACAGTTGATGCAGAAGCAGAAGCAGAAGCACCAGTAGAAGGTGAAGATGAGTTTGGCGCGGCGGCTCCAGCGGCTGGCGGTGAAGAAGAAGCCGGCAGAGCAAAACGTGAGTCAATCGAAAGAAGCAGAAGGCTTGGGTCAATCCTAAGTGATTCAAAAAAAAAGTAATTGAATCAGCATCACCCAATCTGCTGAAAATCTTAAATTTTCTTGTAAAAAACAAAAAGGCAACAGTGTCTTGGGAAGAACTCAACGGCTATATGGACAACATGGGTGCTGAACAGTATAACCAAGACACATTCAAAGCCGCATACGATCAAGATCCACAAATTAAATCACTTGTATCAAGTTTTGATCCAGAAGGTATCACACTCAAAGGTGGCGAAGAACCTGCACAACCAGCACAAGACAACACAGTAGACAACATGGCTAAGTCAGCAACAGCCAATGCTATGTCACAATAAAATAAACACTTGACTTTTTTACGTAAGTACTGTATAGTGTACGTTATGAATGAAGGTCGAAATGATTCAAAACTATAAAGAAATTGGTGAGCAATGGATTTTGCACTCACACTATCCTCAATACAAAGAGTTCGAAGTACTATTCGATAAGATAATTGCGGATGATGAAAGCCAAGGCACCACAACAGTTGATGGTGAGCAAATTTATATTCCAAAAGACAATCATGAATATCAAAGAATCCAAGATAGATTTTTTGAATGGCTTGAAAAACAATTTGAGTTTAAAAACATTTATGATTTCAAATGCATTGAGTCTTGGATAATCTACTATCAAAAGGGTGGATACCAAGGACTTCATGTGCATCAAGGAGATATGAATAAGGATACTTTTAGTGCAGTAATACATTTAGATACTGTTCCTATTTTACATAATACAAGAAATAAGTTTAACGGAATGCTTTGGACACTGATGCCAGAACCAAATGGGTTTCAACATCCAGATCATTTTCCAAGCGTTGAAGGTGGAGTTATATGCCTCGACGGTAGAGTATGGCATGGTGTGTATCCTACAGATAGTATTAGACGCACCGTAGTATACGATATAGAATATAAAAGGAAATAATTTTGTCATTAATAACTAAACGATACCTGTATGAAGAAATCAAACGACAACAAGTAGATGGTAAACGTCTGTATGCTTGTCCAGACGGCAATGCTGTAGCAAGTGTAACAACTATCTTAGATAAAACAAAAGATAAAACACATCTTATTGCTTGGCGTAAACGTGTAGGTGAACAAAAAGCACAAGAGATTGTAACAGAAGCCGCAGGTGTTGGTACACGTATGCACAAGTATCTTGAAGACTATATTGATACAGGAGAATGGCCACAACCAGGTAGCAATCCATATGCTCAACAAGCACACAAGATGGCAGAGCAAGTCAAAGAAAAAGCAATGTCTGATGTAGATGAAATTTGGGGTAGCGAAGTTAACTTGTTTCACCCTAAAATTTATGCAGGCACAACTGACCTTGTAGGTATGTACAAAGGGCAACCTTGTATAATGGACTTTAAACAAACTAATAAACCTAAAAAAGAAGAGTGGGTTGAAGATTACTATCTACAATTAGTAGCCTATGCACTTGCACACAACGAACTATATGGTACAAACATACAAGAAGGCCATGTGTTTATGTGCAGTAGAGACTTACAATATCAGCAGTTTGACCTAACACCAGACCAGTTTAAACACTGGGAATCTAAATGGTGGGATAGAGTATATCTGTATTACGACAATTTCGCATAAATACTTGTAATAAGGAGTAAGCAGTGGCAGTCGTACAAATATCACGTATTCAAGTTCGTAGAGGACGTAAAAACACAGGATCAGGTATCCCACAGTTAGCGGGTGGTGAACTTGGCTGGGCAGTTGATGCACAGGAACTATTCATTGGTAATGGAGCAGTTTCAGAAGGATCACCAGCAGTAGGTAATACTAAAATCCTTACTGAAAACGACAACTTATTCACTCTTGCAGATCAATACACTTACAAGTCGGGTACAAATGTTCAAACAGGTTCCACAGTAAGTGGACCAGTTAAAAGAACACTACAGGATAGATTAGATGATATGGTTTCTATTCGTTCTTTTGGTGGTACAGGTGATGGAACAGATCATACTGCAATTCTTCAAAGAGCAATTGATCAATTATATATTAATACTTCTACTAAAGGAACAACAGGAAGTAGAGTAAAATTAACTCTTGAAGCAGGAACATATACTATTAATGATACAATTTATCTACCACCTTATGCAACAATATTAGGTGCAGGTGCAGATAAAACTGTTATTAATCAAACTGCTGACAAGCCTATCTTTAAAACAGTTAACGATACAAGTACTCCAGGCTCATACAATAACGATGCTGGAACAACTTCATTAAACCAAGCAAGAAATATTTTATTAGAAGGTTTAACACTTTCACATTATTCAAATGGCTTCCTTGGAATTAACCTTACAAATTGTAAAGATAGTGTTTTTAAAGATATTATCTTAAAAGCAACATGGACATCAGGCAACACACCTAATTCAGGTAACCAGGCTATTCAAATGAACAACCTAAGTACAGTAGTAGGTTGCTTTAACAACATCTTTGATAATGTAAAAATTCAAGGCTGGGGCTATGGTATTAAGTCGGACTATGACATTTATGAAAACACATGGAAGAACTGTACATTTGATACTTTAGGTTATGCAGTTTGGTTTGGTGAGAACACAGTCATTGGTGACCAAGGTCAAGCAACTGGTCCAGAGCGAAATCAAATTACACATAATATTTTTAGCAACATTGATAAGAATGCAATTATTTTTACCAAAGGTCAATACAACGAAGTTTCACACAACAGATTCTATGGAGTAGGAAACAATGGCGGTACAAGTGCCGCGGCGGCATATACAATCATTAAATCAATTCCTACACAGAACGTCAGTATTGATAACTGGTTTAGTAGAACACAAGACTTATCCACAGATGTAACATTCAATAATAGTACTCCATACATATCAGAAATTGAAGGACCAGTTCATTCTGAATACACGTATGCGAATCAAATAAACACAGGACAACAAAACGCATTTGAAACTATTTTCAATCTACCAGGAGACTTTACAAGAGTTTACAAGATTGAATATAAATTTAAGAGTAACCAAGTAAATGCTATGCGTCAAGGTGTATTAGAAGTAATTGTAAACAAAACTACAAACACAATTACATACACAGACACATATGATTACAATGGTGAACTTGCATTTACAAATACTATGCAACTTAAAGCACAGTTTTTAGATTTAAATACCGATGCAACAAACGACACAATTGGTATTAGAATGAAAAACACTGTAACAAGTGAAGATGCAACACTTTCATACAAAGTTAAAATTTTAAATTAGATTCATGTTTTCAGAAGTATTTGAAGATAGATTACGATCATGGCGTCAAGTGCGTGAACGCCTCGATAACGCAGACGATCCTTTTGCAGAAGTTATCGCAGTCTATAGTAAAGCACCTCAAATACATAATAAGAACATAGATATTTGGAATCAACGAACTTGGTTAGATCCTTGGAGTCTAATTAAAGAAAACGGTTATACAGAGACTTGCATTTGCTACGCAATGTGCTATACTCTACAATTAACTGAAAGGTTTTCTTCGAGCCAATTCGAGATACATATTAGTACGGATAACGAAAACAAAGAAACCTTTTTACTTTTAGCGGTTGATGACATTGTTATACAACCACAGGAAGGTCGTTATATGAATAGGAGTGCAGTACCAAGCACCTGGATCTCACAAAAGATTTACCAGATGCCTGCTATCCACTAAATAATTTTTGTTGCACAATAAAGGAAGTCAGAATGTCAAACGGAACACACATTAACATTGTAAAAAGAGATGGCACAAGTGAGCCATTAGACGTCAATAAGATCCACAAAGTAGTAGAATTTGCCTGTGAAGGCCTTACAGGAGTAAGTGCATCACAAGTTGAGATGAGTTCTCATATCCAATTCTATGATGGAATGACGTCAAGAGAAATTCAAGATATTATGATTAAATCTGCAAACGATTTGATTACATTAGAAAACCCAAACTATCAGTTTGTAGCGGCCAGACTTTTATTATACGCAACATATAAAGACGTCTATGGTGAGTTCAAAGGTAAAACCCTTATTGACATGATTAAGATTAATATCGAACGAGGTGTGTATGATGCTGAAATCCTTAACAACTACAGCGAAGAAGAACTTGATGTATTAGACAAATATATTAAACGTAACCGTGATGAAAACTTTACATACGCAGGACTAAGACAAATTGTTGACAAGTATCTTTGTCAAGATAGATCAACAGGCCAACTGTTTGAAACTCCTCAGCATATGTACATGATGATTGCGGCAACATTATTTGCAAACTATCCTAAACAAGATAGAATGTACTACGTAAGGAGATACTACGATGCGACCTCACTTTTTAAAATCAACATCCCCACACCCGTTATGGCAGGTGTACGAACTCCTATTCGCCAGTTTGCTTCTTGTGTTCTTGTTGATAGCGATGATACTCTCAATTCCATTTTTAGTTCTGATATGGCTATCGGACGTTATACTGCCCAGAGAGCAGGTATCGGAATTAACTCTGGTAGAATCAGAGCGATTAACTCAAAAATTAGAGGCGGAGAAGTAGCACACACAGGTATCATTCCATTCCTTAAAAAGTTCGAAAGCACAGTGCGTTGTTGTACACAAAATGGTGTACGTGGTGGTAGTGCTACAGTTCATTTTCCATTATGGCATTATGAAATTGAAGATGTTCTTGTATTAAAAAACAATAAAGGAACAGAAGACAATCGTGTACGTAAGTTAGATTATTCAATTCAACTTAACAAATTAATGTATGAAAGATTATTAGCCAATGGCGATATTACTCTTTTCTCGCCTCACAGTGTTCCGGATTTGTATGAAGCATTCTACTCTGATCAAGCACAGTTTGAAAAACTTTATAAGAAGTATGAAGCAGACACAACTGTTAGGAAACGTTCTGTAAAAGCAATGGATTTATTTTCATCTCTGCTAAAAGAACGTGCAGAAACAGGACGTATGTATATCATGAACGTTGACCATGCTAATACACACAGTTCATTTAAAGACACAGTTTACATGAGTAACTTGTGTCAAGAAATTACATTACCAACTAAGCCACTTCAACACATTGATGATGAAGAAGGTGAAATTGCATTATGTATTCTTTCTGCTATTAACGTAGGTGTTCTAAAAGACTTAAATGATTTAGAAGAACTATGTGACTTGGCTGTTAGAGCATTAGATGAAATTATTGATTACCAGAAGTATCCTGTAAAGGCGGCTGAAGTAAGTACAAAAGCAAGACGTTCATTAGGTATTGGCTATATTGGACTTGCACATTATTTGGCACGCCAAGGAGTTAAATACAACGACAAGAAAGCACTTACTAAAGTTCATGAATTAACAGAAGCATTCCAATATTATTTGTTAACTGCTTCTAACAATCTTGCAAAAGAAAAAGGAAAATGTGATTACTTCCATAGAACAAAGTATTCAGATGGTATTCTACCAATTGACACATACAAAAAAGATCTTGATGAAGTTTGTAACATTAAATTAAAATATGATTGGGAAAGTCTTAGATCATCTATCGTGGAACACGGGTTACGCCACTCAACGTTGTCCGCACAAATGCCATCGGAGAGTAGTTCCATTGTGTCAAACGCAACAAACGGAATCGAACCACCACGAGGATACCTGTCCGTTAAGAAGTCCAAAAAAGGGCCTCTTAAGCAGATTGTTCCACAGTATCAAACACTAAAGAACAGTTATACATTGCTTTGGGATATGCCAGGCAACGAAGGTTATATTAATATTGTTGCAGTAATGCAAAAGTTCTTTGATCAAGCAATTAGCGGTAACTGGAGTTATAACCCATTACAATACGCAGACAACGAAGTACCGATGTCTATAATGTTTAAAGACCTGTTGAATACATACAAATACGGTTGGAAAACTTCTTACTATCAGAACACATATGACTTTAAAGGTGCTGATGACGTAGAAGAACCAAAAGAAGAGATAAGTACTCCACTTATTCAGGAAGGCTTAACTGAATCACCAAATGAAGAAGAAGTTTGTGATAGTTGTGCAATTTAATTCTTGACAGAGTACAAATAATAGTGTAACATAGTAGGTAAAGTTAGAGGAAAAACAAATTGGCAAAAACAGTATTCAATAGAAACAAGGTTGATTTCACCAAACAGTATATGTTTTTTGGTGAGGATCAAAACACTCAAAGATACGACACGTTTCGTTTCCCAGAGTATGACAAATTAAATCAGACGATGCTTGGTTACTTCTGGAGACCAGAAGAAGTATCACTGCAAAAAGATAGAGGTGACTACGCAGAGTTTCGACCAGAGCAGAAACACATTTTTACTTCTAACTTGAAATATCAAACACTTTTAGATTCAGTTCAAGGACGTGGACCTTGTATGGCTTTCTTACCATACTGTTCGTTACCCGAACTTGAAAGTTGTATTGTAGCATGGGACTTCTTTGAAACAATTCACAGTCGTTCGTATACACATATTGTAAAGAACGTATATCCAAACCCAAGTGAAGTTTTTGATACTATCCTCGACGATGAAAAGATTATTGAACGTGCAGAAAGTGTATGTAAAGAATATGATAACTTCTATGACGTTGCAAACAATTACTTTAACAAAGGTAAAGGCAACATTTATGACGTAAAGAAATCTTTATACAAAGCAATGATGACTGTAAACATTCTTGAAGGTTTACGTTTCTATGTAAGTTTCGCTTGTACATTTGCATTTGGTGAGTTGAAACTTATGGAAGGATCTGCAAAGATTATTTCATTGATTGCACGTGATGAAGCAACACACTTAAACTTGAGTACACATATTCTTAAGCATTGGGCCAAAGGTGACGATGACCCAGACTTTGTTAAGATTGCAAAAGAGTGTGAGGAAGAAGTTTATGATATGTGGCGTAATTGTGTAGATGAAGAAAAACGTTGGGCAGACTATTTGTTCAAAGATGGATCAATTATCGGACTTAACGAAAACTTATTACACGCATATGTAGAATTCATTGCTAACAAGAGATTGAAAGCACTTGGATTGAAAACGATCTATGATCGTCCACTTAATACTAACCCACTACCTTGGACACAGCATTGGTTAAGTTCAGCAGGCTTGCAGGTTGCACCGCAAGAGACTGAAGTCGAGTCTTATATTATCGGCGGTGTCAAACAAGATGTAGAAAAAGATACCTTTAAAGGATTCAAATTGTGAGAACAGTAGTTTACTCAAAACCATTATGTCCATATTGTGACAAAGCAAAACATTTATTAAAGAGTTTGGATATCAAATTCGAAACACGTGAAGTCGGAAAAGACCTTACTCGCGAACAACTTTTGGAAGAGTTCGAAGTAAACGGTATGCCACAACCACGATCTGTCCCGCAAATTATCCTGAACGGTAAGTATATAGGAGGCTACAACGAATTAGCCAAGTATATAGAAGATACAGGATTTAACGGAACAGGACATGGTAACTAATGCTGGTAAAAACACCCTTTAAAAAAGGAGATACAGTTTCAATTAAACTTACCTCAGGTGAGGAAATTGTAACTCGAATGGAAGAGGAAAAGGACGACAGTTATGTTGTCCATAAACCTTTAACACTAATGCAAGGCCCAAGTGGTTTGGTATTAGGTCAATGGTTAATTACCAGCGATCCATTATCAGATGTGACTATTCCAAAAAGAAGTGTAATGGTTATTACCCAAACACTTTCGAATCATGCAAAGAGATATATTGAAGCAACAACAGGGATTAAAACACTATGAGTAACAAATTAATTTTAGTTGATGTTGACGGCGTTCTCTTAGACTGGAAGAACGGATTCTTACAGTTTATGGCAATTGAAGGAATTGTTGAAAAAGACAATACCAAATACCATGTATGGGAATGGATGGAAACTAAAGATAAAAAAGAAATCGATGAGGAAAAAGGACGCTTTATGATAGAGTATTTTAATCGCTCTGCATGGATGTGTTTCTTAGATCCTCATAGAGACGCAGTAGAGGTAGTAAAACTTCTTAAACAAAAAGGCTATGAGTTTAAGGCTATTACATCGATGCACAAGGATAAGCCAGCACAAGAATTACGCAAGATGAATCTTGCAGATGTCTTTGGTGAAGGCACAATATCCGATATTACCTTCTTACCAACTGGTGCTGACAAAACAGAAGCACTAAAACAGTATGAAGGTTCAGGGGCCTGGTGGGTTGAAGATAAAATAGAAAATGCTAAGGCAGGCAAAGCCTTAGGTTTAAAGCCTATTCTTATTGAACACGAGTATAACAGCAATGTATATCTTGATGGAATCCCAACTGCTAAGTTCTGGAGCACTGTTTATAAACACATTACAGGAGAAAGATATGTCTACAATTCATGAGCAAATTATTGCTGAGTATGAAAACTACTTAAAGGAAGCAGAAGCATTTGATACTAAAAATGTTAAAGCGGCCGCGGCAAGAGCAAGAAAAGCCTTAGGAAACATTGGTAAACTTGCCAAGTCAAGAAGAGCAGAAATACAAGAGAAGAAAAACTCTCTTTAGTCTTAAAGATCGAACAGCACAGTTTTGTTTTAATTCTGTGCTGTTCTCTTTATAAATACTCCTGAAACAACTAAATAGTTGTACAAGAGGGTACATCAAAAATATGCATAACGGAAAATTAAAGTGGTACAATCCAGTAAAAGGTTTTGGTTTTATAACACCAGAAGCACAGGGTTCTACCGACATCTTTGTACATATATCTGAACTTAAAAAAGCAGGTATTCAAGAAGACCATATTGTTGAAGGTATGGAACTGACTTATGACGAATTAGACTTTCGTGGTAAGAAGGTTGCCGGAAACATCGCAAAAAAATAAACTCCCACACTAAGTAACTGTATGAAATGCGAACAAGGCGATATCGCTCATATAGTCTTTTCTATTCGACCAGAGAACATTGGCCGCATTGTAAAAGTAAAAGAATACATAGGTAAATTTAATGCTGGAGAGCAATTCCAATTCAGAGGAATGGCTTGTCAGTGTGCAGTCACAGATCATTTCTGGTGGATAGAAGCAGACGATATTAACACTTTGCTTGGACCAAGTCCACAAGCCTACATAGCAGATAGTTGGTTAGAACCAATTAAGAAGCCAAAAATCAAACAAAAAACTAAAAAAGTGGTTGACATCACCATATAAAGGTGCTATAAATATACTTGTAACGTTGAAGCCAATTGAAGGCAGACAGGACGGGAGTTCAATTCTCCCCACCTCCACCATTCACTTAAAACACATTCACAGAGTGTGCTTTGAGGGGGTGATCGGGATCGACTGGTGCAATAGAGAACGTGGAGTTACCGGTAGGCGATGACCGTAAATCAAGCAAAACGATAGACGCAAACGAAAACTTTGCTCTTGCGGCCTAATTAGTTAGGCTACGGGGTTGGCAACTTACCTGGCAACAGAAAAGTTGCACTTATAACAGTATCAGTAGAAGGAACAATCAAATGCAGTTTAAAGAGTTTTATTTCCACGCTATCGCCATCTGCATTGGCGTAGGATTTTTATCAAGTGTGGCACACGCAGAAGTTGTAGACGATCATTACAAATCTGTGATCAAGAAATTACCATACATTACTCAAGTATGTGAAGATGTTGTTGTTGGCGGAGACAAAACGGGTGATACACTAACAGGTGCGATCATCGGCGGAGTCATTGGTAACAATGTAACAAAGAATGTTGAAAACGGTGGAGCAGTTGGAGCATTACTTGGCGGTATTATTGGACACAATAATTCCAAAGCACAAAGTCGTGTAGAGACTCAATGCCGTAGAGAAACACGTTATAATGAAACAGTTGAAGAAGTTTACTCACATTCAACTGTAACATTTTATCATAATGGAAAGAAGTATTCTTTACGTTTTCAAAAATAGTTATGTGGGCGTGGCGGAATGGTTACGCAGTGGATTGCAAATCCATCGATGGGGGTTCGATTCCCTCCGTCCACTCCAAATAACAATGTAGGCGCGGTGCAGTTGGAGTGGCACACTGGTCTCCAAAACCAGGACTTTGAAAGTCAGGGGGTTCGAATCCCTCCGCCTATGCCAGTTTTTTCTTAACTGCACTCTTCGAGTGCATAATTATTTACGAAGGACACCCCGTGGTGTCCTTTTTATTCGAATAAGAAAAAGGAAACAATATAAAATGAAAAAACTAACAATCTTGTTAGCCATCCTGTTTGGACTTACAACAGGTGCATTGGCTAACGACAAGACCCTTGAAGATAGAGTAGAGGCTCTTGAAAAGAGTATGCCAAACATTCCAAATGGCTTCTTCATTAATGGTGAAGTAGAAGGCTACTATGACGACAAAACCTATGATTCAGGTTGGGATTCACGAGGTGAACTACAACTGGGATTACAAACAGAATTACCAAGCAATTCACTAAACATCGATTGGGCAGGTGCGTCAATGGTTTACGACACGCACTACTCATTGGACACATCACTAAACAACACTATCCAAGAAAAACAAATTGGTGTTGGTAATGATACAGCAAGAATCTACTTTGGTGAGACTGATGCACAGAGAATGGGGTTCGCAAAAACTCCTAAGATCAGTGCACCACTTATCTTCACAGAAACAAACTACAGAATTGACCACAGAGAAAAGACTGTGTTAACATTTGGTGGTTGGGAATACGACAATGAGTTTGACTTTGATTCATACAGAATTAAAAGGGACAAGCCTTGGGGTATTGCACTTGGTTGGGACAATGACGGTAACGTAGGTTACTACACTGGAACAGTAAACCTAATGGGATATGCTGATGTTTCTTATATGCGTATCGATGCTGTTGAAGATACCGGCAAAGGTGACCAAGAAGGTTATGCTGTTGGTGGTTCATTACATAGATTTGGTGTTCCAATGCTATGGGGTGTTGAACTGTGGGACGACAAGAACACAGGTGCATACACAAAAGATGATCGTTTGGACTATGGTGTAATGTATAATGTAACTAATTCAACATATGTTACAGCACACAGAACTGAAAACGATGATCTTGGATATGATGGAAACTACTACGGTATTGTCCATAATATCTACACAAACTATGATCCTTCAAAGCGTCCTGACAAACAGGATGGTTTGGAAATGGGACTATACTTCCACGATAAAAGTGGAACAAACGTATATACTGGTGCGGCACACGCTGAAACACAACAGGTGTTGGCAAGCATTAGATATAAATTTTAGTCTTGACAAAGTTTGTATTTTGTAGTAATATACAATTATGAACTTAAAAGACAAAATTAATATGCGAATGGATGAACTTGAGCATATGATGGATTCGAATCATCATTTAAAAGATGCAGAGGCTGTTTCTAATCATATCTCAAGTATCTCCAAATTTTGGAGTATCCTAAGTGAAGAAGATAAAGACTACATCGAAGGTGCTCGATACTCAATAGAAAAAGGTACGGTCTGGAATGAGAATTCATAATCTTAATACACCTTTCCCTCATACAATAATCTATGACTATTATAGTCCAAGAGAATCAAGTTTAATACTCCAAGAGTTACATTCTTTACGTCCAGTAATGAAAGACAAAACAGAAACTGGAGATCCACGTAGTAGTAATATGGTAGGACTTAGCCTTGATTGGCACTATCAAGCAGATAGATCAAAAAGTCATATCTTAAATTTTAATAGACAAATTTTTAACCTTACAGATAAACTTAAAGAAAACAAGTTTATGACATATTTAGATATGGTTAACGAAGACTTAACACAGATAAATTATTATCCAGATGGCAGTGAATATCTTCATCATGCCGATCACGCAGTTATATCTGCTGTATCTACATTCTGGGAATCACCAAAAACATTTGAAGGTGGTAAACTATTCTTTAAAGAATACGATTATAGTCCTTATATGGAAAACAATACTGTTGTCCTTTTTCCAAGTTTTGAGCAACACGAAGTTACAAAAGTCAAAGGACATGGCAGATATAGTATTAACCAATTCTTTTTTGTTAACCGATAACGGTTGACTTTTACTTCCACTTATAGTAACATAATAATTATAACAACTGTAAAGGTGATATTATGACTATGCATTTGGCCCAAGGGTTAACAACACTAAACATTAAAAAGCGTAAACGTCAGATTACAAAGGCTAAACTTGCTAAATGGCAAGAACAACATCGTATTCATAATAAAGAAATGAAAAGATTAGGATTGAAACAGCATATGCTATCTTTTGCTGACTATATCGATTACATCCACGGCGAACTTAAAACTAAAACAACAACAGTAATGTCAACTCCATGGCATCATACTGATAGCACATATCGTAGAGAAACAGAAACGGATCGTATTCCAAGTTATGTTTCCAAGGGTGGGTTTGAGCCATGCACCAAAAAAGAACCTATGCAGTATACAGGCGATCGTAGGTTGATCGGTATTGCCACAATGCATAAAAGTAATATGGTTCCAATCTTTGCAGACGACGATGACAAGACAGGCAAGAAACAGGCAACAGAAATTGCAACAATG